GCCCGATACGACAAAGCCCAGCTCTTCGAGCTGGGCTTTGCGCTTTGCGCGCGCCGAATGCGCGACACCCGCCCCGACAGACACTGTCGGGGCTTAGTTATTTTTATCGTACTGCATCAGTTCGACCGGAGCGCCGTTGACCTCGATGAAGGCGACGGTGAGGCCCGGACTGGGGCTGTTGGGGGCGATCAAGATTTTGTGACCCGCCAGCGCTTGTTCCAGATCATCGACTTCAAATGCGACATGCGGGACTTGTTTGACCAGTTCCGGATAGGGCGCGTCATCCCAGTAGCGCTGCCACTGGATGCCGAAGGCGTTGTCCTGATGGTCGCTGACCGTCATTTTCAGGTGCGGCAGATCGATTTCATTGTCGAAGCGACTGCGGGTCGGTATGCCGATATGGTTGTATTTCATTTTTTGTCCTCGGTGGCGGGCGTAAAAAATCCCCGCTGTTTCGACAGCGGCGAGGGAGAGGAAATCCTGCCTATCGCCGCACAGTCTCTGCGATACGTGCTTGATTTCCTGATAGCCTACTTGAAGCCTGCGCGGCCCAAGCTGGATTGCGAGCGAATCCAAGATCCGCACGCGAACCAGACACCCCAGCTTCATGAGCCGGGGTTTTTTGCGTTTGGACGCGGTATGATGGGATCCCATTCTTAATCAGAGGTCTCGCGATGCGATTCAAAGCCGGAGTTTATGCAGTGCTGTTCAGCGGCATGTTTGTCACGGCAACTTGGGCGCATGCCGATGCGTCGCCCGCGCAGCTGGTCGCGGCAGATGTCGCTGTGCAGCAGCGTGAGACGGGGGGCGAAGTGGCAGCCATCGATCTTGCTCAGCGCGTGGTCATGCTTAAGGGTGACCAGGGTTGGGTGCTGGAGTTTCCCGTTTCGCCTGAGGTGCGCAATCTGGAACAGCTGAAGGTAGGGGACCGGGTTAGGATCCGCTACCGCAGCGCACTGGCGCTGGCCTTGAAGAAGGGCGGCGACAACATACGCAAGGACATTGAAGGCAGTGTGCAGACGCAAACGCCGGAAGGCGGCAAGCCCGGTGTGACTGAGAGCCGTAGGCGCACGGTGGTCAGCAATGTCGTGGCCCTGGATCGGGCCAATGGCGTCGTGACGCTGGAAGGCCCGCATGGCGGACGGATGGATGTGGAGGTGCGCAATCCGCAACTGCTGGATGAGATCGCGGTGAAAGACCAAGTGGTGGCGGTGATTACCGAATCGGCCGCTGTATCGATCGAGCCGGCGCGCTGACCGCTTGTTACTTTCAATCTAGAACGCCCGATGGGAAACCATCGGGCGTTTTGCATGGTTGCGGCCGGCGCGGCCAGTCTTATTGCGCCTTGCGGGCATTCTTCAGAATCTTGTACACCCATTGCACGGAAATGCCGTGCTTCAGCGCCAGTTCGGCATGGTTGCCGCCATTGAATTCCTGCAGGATCAGGCGGTCGCGCTCGGCAGACTTGCTGCTCTTGCCCAGCGGGAAGTAGATGTTCTGGCCGCCCCAGTGCTGCGCCATGCGGCGGGTGATTTCCTGGGCGATCTTTTCCGCCTGGCGGCTCTCGGTGTTGGCCAGCTGCCGCAAGGCCAGGGCGATGTGGTCGGTCAGGTCGGTCAGCAGTTCCGGTCCCTTGCTGCGAAATTGTGCTTGCATGTGCGCTCCCGCTGGCGATGTCATCCAATGCGGCCATTTTTCCATTTCCGCTCTCGTCACGCCTTTTGACCGGTGTCAGCGCCGTGTCAGTGCCGCACTTCCTAAAGCCGGCTACAAGATATCCCACCTCCCATCCGGCATTCTCTGCCTCGTTCGGCAAGCTGCCTCGCTGGCCGGCGATCCGAGCGCGTTTGCGCGCATCCCTTTCCCTGTCCTGGAGTTCCGTTGTGGCAAGCACTTCCCAAATTGTCGACGCGCTATTGGCGCGTTTGCGTGCCGGCGTGCCGCAGTTGACCGTCGAGTACTTCGCCGGCGCCGAGGATGACTATCCGCTGACGCACCCGCAAGGCGCGGCCCTGCTGTGCCTGCGCGGCAGCCAGTTCGGTCCGCTGCGCGACGGCTACGGCCAGCTGCGCACCCTGCAGCTGACGATCACGGTTCTGCTCGGCCAGAGCCGCGCCGGAGAGGCGGATGGCGATGTGCTGGACGCTGTCCGGCAAAGCTGCCTGGGCTTCGCGCCGCCGGATTGCCAGCCGGCGTGGCTGCTGTCCGAAACCTTCCTGGGTTACCGCGATGGGGTGGCGCGCTACGCCATCGCGCTGGCCACCGACACTCTGCAGGTGACGGCGGCGGCCCCGGAATCCCTGCCTGTGCTAACCGCAGTCTCACTCGAGGAGCAACCATGAAGTATCTGTATTCCGGCCCGATCAGCGGCGTCACCCTGGCCGACGGCCAGGAAATCATGCTGTTTCCCGGCAAGGAAGTGGAAATGCCGGAGGACCACAACTACACCCGCACGCTGGTGGCGCTGGGTTATCTGAACCCGCAACCGGTTTCCGTTGCCGGCGTCGCAACGTCTTTCCATACCGCTGAACAAGGAGCGTAAGCATGGCGGCAAACTATCTGCATGGCGTAGAAACCATCGAAGTGGAGCGCGGCCCGCGCCCGGTGCGCACCGTCAAGTCGGCCGTGATCGGCCTGATCGGCACCGCGCCGCAAGCCCCGGCGGGCGGCATCAACGCCCCGGTGCTGAGCCTGTCCGAAAAGGACGCGGCGGCCTTTGGCCCGCAACTGCCGGGCTTCACCATCCCGCAGGCGCTGAGCGCCATCTATGACCACGGCGCCGGCTCGGTGATCGTGATCAACGTGCTGGACCCGTCTGTGCACAAGACCAGCATCGCCGCCGAGGCGGTGACGCTGGATGCGATCAGCGGCGTGGCCGCGCTGCAAAAGCAGGCGGTGGCCAATGTGGTGGTGAAGAGCGCGGACGGCAGCATCACCTATGCGGCGGGCGCCGACTACCAGCTGGACGCGACCTACGGCAAGCTGACCCGCGTGAAGACCGGCGCGATGGCTGTCGGCGCCAGCCTGAAGGTGAGCTACGACTACGCTGACCCGACCAAGGTGACCGCAGCCGACATCATCGGCGGCGTCAACGCGGCCGGCAAGCGCATCGGCATCAAGGTGCTGCAGGACACCTACAACCTGTTCGGCTTCTTCGCCAAGATCCTGATCGCTCCGGGCTTCTGCACCCAGAACACCGTGGCGGCGGAACTGGCGGCGGCGGCGGACCGGCTGGACGCCATCGCCTATGTCGATGCGCCGATCGGCACCGCCTTCGCCGACGCGCTGGCCGGCCGCGGCCCGAACGGTACCATCAACTTCAACACCTCCAGCGACCGCGTGCGCCTGTGCTACCCGTATGTGATGGTGGCCGACGGCAACGGCGGCCTGCGCCTGGATGCGCTGTCGGCCCGCGCCGCCGGCCTGCGCGCCAAAGTGGACAAGGACAAGGGCTTCTGGTGGTCCAGCTCCAACCAGGAACTGGCCGGCGTGGTCGGCGTCGAGCGTCCGTTGTCGGCGATGATCGACGATCCGAACTGCGAAGTGAACCAGCTGAACGCGGCCGGCATCACCACCGTGTTCAACAGCGTCGGCACCGGCTTCCGCCTGTGGGGCAACCGCACCGCCGCCTGGCCCACTGTGTCCAGCATGCGCAACTTCGAGAACGTGCGCCGCACCGGCGACGTGATCAACGAGTCCATCCGCTACTTCAGCCAGCAGTACATCGATATGCCGCTGGACCAGGCCACCATCGATTCCTTGGTGGAGTCGGTGAACGGCTACGGCCGCAAGCTGATCGGCGATGGCGCCCTGCTGGGCTTCAAGGCCTGGTTCGATCCGGCGCGCAACCCGGCCACCGAGCTGTCTTCCGGCCACTTGCTGATCAGCTACAAGTACACCGTGGCCCCGCCGCTGGAACGCCTGACCTTTGAAACCGAGATCACCTCGGAATACCTGCTCAGCCTGAAAGGAGGCAACTAATCATGGCCGGCAAGATTGAAATCAACCGCATCACCAACGCCAACATCTACATCAACGGCAACTCGCTGCTTGGCCGCGCCGAGGAGATCAAGCTGCCGGATGTGGCCGCCATCATGCAGGAGCACAAGGCGCTGGGCATGGTCGGCAAGATCGAGCTGCCGGCCGGCTTCGACAAGCTGGAGGGCGAGATCAAGTGGAACTCGCTGTACAAGGACGTGGCCAAGACCGTCGCCAATCCGTTCCAGGCCGTGCAGCTGCAGGCGCGTTCCAATATCGAGACCTACGGCTCGCAGGGCCGGCTGCAGCAGGTCAGCCTGGTGACCTATCTGACGGTGATGTTCAAGAAGAACCCGATGGGCACCTTCAAGCAGCATGAAAACGCCGATTTCAGCTCCGCCTTCACCGCCACCTATATCAAGCAGGTGATAGGCGGCGAGGACATCCTGGAGCTGGACTACATGGCCAACATCTTCCGCGTGGCCGGCAACGACATGCTGGAACTGTACCGTCAGAACATCGGCGGCTAAGGCTGGCTGGCGCCTCCCGCGGGTTTGCCCTGCGGGAGGTTTTAAAGCCGCTTCCTAAATCGCTTTCGCATACCCCGCATTCCGGAAGCCGGACAATGACGGCATTCCCAACCCGCTTCAAGGAACCATCATGCAAATCAAGCTGCAATACCCGTTCACCAATGCCGCCGGCCAACGCATCGAAGCGCTGGACATCCGCCGCCTGAAGCGCGCCGACCTGAAGGCCGCCAGCCAGCACAGCCAGGATGATGCCGACCAAGAAGACTTCCTGTTCGCCCGCATGACCGGCCTGACGCTGGAAGACATCGACCAACTGGACATCGCCGACAGCCGCGCCCTGGCGGACAGCTTTCGCGACATGGTGGGCGGAGCCGAGCACGCTCAGGGCGTTTGACGAGGCCTTGTTGACGGTGCTGGGGCTGCCGCCGTCGGAAATCGACGCCTTGGCCATGGACGATTACTGGTTCTGGTGCGAAGTGGCCGAACGCGAAGTCCAGCGCCGCGGCGAGCGTCAGCAGCAACTATTGGACGCTATCTGATTCCCCCATCTTTCTGGTCGGTCGCCGTCCGCAAGCCGGACCGGGGCCGGCCGCCCCTTTCTTTCCCCATCACAGGCACACACCATGGTAAGCGAGTTTTTCATCGGTCTTAAGGTGGGCGCGACGCTGTCCGGGGTCTTCGACAACGCTTTCCGCTCCGCCCGCGCTGCGCTGGACGAGCTGCGCAAGTGCAGCCTGCGCCTCAACGATGCGCAGAAGGATCTGGCCGGCAATGTCGAACGGACCCGCCAGGCCTATGCCGGGCTGGATCTGGCCAGGCTGGAGAGCCAGCATCGCCAGTTGGCGTCCACCTTGGGGTGGCTGACCCGCCAGCACGAGGCGTGGCAAGCCAGCTTGCGGCGCGGACAGGCGCTGCAATCCGTCCTGAGTCTGCAGCAGACCCGCCGGATCGAGCTTTTGGCCTCGGTCCGGCTTAGCGCCGTCATCCGCCTGGTGGAAGAGAAGGTGGAACGGCAGCGGCGCGACCAGGACAAGACCCGCCGCGACATGCCGTCGGCCGACTGGCAGCGGCCGGCACAGCGCGGCGGCAAGGGCGGCGAGCGCAAAGGCGGCGACAGCGATGCCGCCGGCGAAGCGCCGCGTTCCCCCTCCCGCTCGTCCCCCGCCTTCTCTTCCCCTCTCGACAAACTGCGTCTGCCTACCCGGCAGGAATTCATCCGCGCCGCCGATTTCGTGCAGAAAGCAGGCACCGTCGCGGCCGACGTCAGCGGCAAAGCACACGCCCTGCTATCTGATGGCCTGGGCCGCAAAATCTTTGACAAGCTGCACGGCAAGCTCAATGCCAAGTTGGGCGGCAAGCTGCCTAGCGTCGAATCGATTCTGAATGGCCTGAAAACCACCGAGTCCGTCGCCAAAGGCATCGCCAAGGGCGGCGAATGGGCCGGCAAGCTGCTGCGCGGCATGGACGACGGCATCGCCGCGTCCGCCAAACCAGGCGCGGCCAACGCCACCGCGAAGCAGAAAAAATCGTCCGCCAAGCCCAGCGGCAAGAGCCGTCCCGGCCAGGCGGTGGCCGAGCTGAAGCGGCAGGAAAGCGAAGCCGACGGCTGGCTGGACAAGGCCATAGGCGCGACCGAGAAGCTGAAGCAAGTCAGCGAGATCAGCGAAAAGCTGACCGGCGGCGCGGCCAAGGCCCTGCGCAGCGACATGGGCCGCAAAGTCTACGAAGCGGCGCGGGCCAAACTCAATCCACTGCTGGGCAAGCGTTTGCCCGACGCCAAGCGCGTCTTGTCGCTGCTGGACAAAGCCGAGGACTACAGCGGCAAGGCGGCGAACCACCTGGGCCGCACCGGCGATGCGCTGAAGGCGTATCGCGACACTCAGGGCAGCACGGCCAAGCGGCTGCTGGCCGCCGGCGCGGCCTTCTTGAAGGGCGACGAAGCGGACGCGGTAGCCGGAGACAAGAAATCTGACACCAAGGTACAAGGCAAAGCCGCCGCCAAGCGCGACAGCGACAAAGCCAAGAAAACATCGTCCGCCAAGCCCGACGGCAAGAGCCGTCCCGGCCAGGTTGTGGCCGAGCTGAAGCGGCAGGAAAGCGAAGCCGACGGCTGGCTGGACAAGGCCATAGGCGCGACCGAGAAGCTGAAGCAAGTCAGCGAGATCAGCAAAAAGCTGACCGGCGGCGCGGCCAAGGCCCTGCGCGCGGACATGGGCCGCAAAGTCTACGAAGCGGCGCGGGCCAAACTCAATCCACTGCTGGGCAAGCGTTTGCCCGACGCCAAGCGCGTCTTGTCTCTGCTGGACAAGGCCGAGGGCTACAGCGGAAAGGCGGCGGACTACCTGGGCCGCACCGGCGATGCGCTGAAAGCGTATCGCGATACCCAGGGCAGCACGGCCAAGCGGCTATTGGCCGCCGGCGCGGCCTTCCTGAAGGGCGACGAGGCGGACGCGGCCGGAGGCAAGAAGGCGGACAAGAAGCGCAGTTCAGCGGCCGGCAAAGCCAAACGCGGCGCGGCGGTAGCCGAGGCTAAGCGGAAGGCGGGCTCAGAATCTGTCAAGACTCAGCCGGGCGAGGCGCTTGCAAAGGCCAGGAGGAAGTCGGCTGCGACCGCCTCTCTGTTGGACAAGGCCATTCACGCCGCCGGCACCCTGAAACGCGGCAGCGAGCTGAGCGAGAAACTGACTGGCGGCGCGGCCAAGGTCTTGCGCACCGAGGCTGGCCGCCAGCGGTATGAGCAGGCGCGCGCCAAGCTCAATCCCTTGCTGGGCAACCGCCTGCCGGATACCGCTCGCGCCCTGGCCTGGCTGGACAAGGCGCAAGGCTACAGCTCGACGGCAGCGGAATACCTGGGCCGCACCGGCTCGGCCCTGAAGCGTTTCCGCCAGACCAAGGGCAGCCTGCCCAAGCGGCTGTTGGCGGCTGGCGTCAGCTTCCTGAAAAACGACCTGGCAGATGAGGACGATGCCAAGCCCAGCAAGCAGTCCGCCCGCAGGACGAGCGGCGGTAAACCGCCGGCCGCGTCGAAGCCGGCTGAGCGCGGCGGCAAGGCAGCGGCCAAGCCGGCAGCCAAAACTGCGGCGAAGCCGCTTGCCCAACGCGGGGCGGCGCTGAAGGAGGCCCGCGTCAGCGAGGGGATCGGCAAGAGCAAAGCGCTGTTGTCCGGAGGCAAGTTGCTCCAGTCCGGCGACGGCGCGCTCAAGTCCATGGGCGGTGCGCGCGGGCTGGCCAAAGGCGCGCTGAAACGGATGGGGGCGCTGGGCGATATCGCCAGCCTGGGCGCGAACCTGGCGGAAATCCGCCAGTCCCGGCTGAGTCCGCAGGCCAAGTCGGCAGCCTATGGCAAGGCGCTGGGGGGCGCGGCGGGTTCGGTGGCCGGCGGCGCGGCGGGCGCGGCGATAGGCAGCGTGCTGGGCCCGGTCGGGGCGTTCATCGGCCAGCAGGCCGGCAGCTGGCTGGGGCGGAAGGGCGGCGAGTGGCTGGGCGAAAAGGCCGGCGCGCTGTTCGCCAAGCATGCGCTGTCGACCAAGCCGGTGGCGGCGCCCAAGCCTGTCGCGCGGCCCCAGTCCATCGTCCCGGCCAAGCCCGCCTCGCTCAAGCCGGCGGCTGCCCTCAAACCGGTTGCGACGAAGCCGGCCGCGCCGCCCATGCCCGTCCGGGACCGCGCCCGCGCGCAGGACAGGCAGGCCCAGCAGCTGCAGCGCATCCAGCAGGCGGCGGCCAGCCCGTCGAAACCGGCCAGACAGGCGCCGGCGGCGGCCATCTTTCATATCACCTTCTCGCCGCAGATCACCATCAGCGGCGGCGCGCAGGGCGTCAAGCAACAGGTGCAGCAGGCGATGCAGCTGTCGTTTGCCGAGTTCGAGCGGCTGATGCGCCGCTACGAGTCCGACCGCCAGCGCCGCAGCTACGCCGCGCGCGGCTGAGGAGCCTAGCCATGAACAAAGGAGCAAACGATGTACGCAGTACTGGGTGACATCGAGTTCGACCTGATCAGCTATTTCGACGGCCTGGAGCAACGCGCCGGCAGCGACTACGCCGAACACGGCCGCATCGGCGGCAAGCCGGTGCTGCAGTTCGTCGGCGACCGGCTGGACGAGATCCGCATCGATCTGGTGCTGCACGCCGCCTACTGCCAGCCGGATGCCGAGCTGCAGCGGCTGCATGCGGCGCGGCAGCAGCATCAGGCGCTGGCGCTGGTGCTGGGCAACGGAGACCACAAGGGCCTGTTCGTGATCACCGACCTGAGCAGCAGCGGCCGGCAGAGCGACAGCCAGGGCAATCTGTTGGCGGTGGAGGCGCAGCTGTCCTTGCGCGAATTCGGCGGCCAGCTGGCCCCGGCGCCGCGGCCCGGCCTGCTGGGCACGGTCAGCGGCTTGCCCCAGGCCAAGCTGTCGCAGACGCTGGCCAGCGCCGGTTTCAAGCCCAATCTGCAAGGGTTGGCGCAGGCGGTGTCGCAGGTCAAGACCGTGGCCGGCCAGGTGCGGACCGTGGTGAACGACGTGCGCGAACTGAAAGACCTGGCGCGGCGCGATCCTTTGTCCGCGTTGGGACGGGTGCCCGGCGTGCTGAGCGACGTGCAGACGGCGCTGCCCGGCTTGTCGCAGGGCGTGGGCCGACTGAAAACCTTCATCCAGCCGTTTTCCCATCTGGCTGACACCATCAAGCCGCTGGTTCCGCAATTTCAAAAGATGGGCCAGCAAGTCGCCGCCATGGCGCGCTCGCTGGAGGGCTGCACCTTGGACAACGTCGCCGACAAGTTGGGACAGGCGGCCGACACCATACGCGACATCGACAACAACTGGCCGGACCGCGATCTGGCGCTGGCGAAGCTGGCCGCGCGGGCGGCGGTGCGCAGCATTCTGGAGTGAATCATGTTTCTCAAGCATACCTGCAAGGAAGGCGATCGCTGGGACCACATCGCCTGGCAGTACTACGGCGACGTGGGGCAGATGGTGATGCTGATCGCCGCCAACCCGCAGGCGCCGATCAGCGAGACGCTGCCGGCCGGCCTGCAACTGGCCATCCCGCTGCTGGAGGCGCAAGACAGCGCCGCCGTCGACCAGCTGCCGCCCTGGAGGCGGCCATGATGGACAGCCGCATACAGGACGTAGCGACGCCGGTATTCGAGCTGGCTTACAACGGCCAGTCCATCACCGCCGACATCGCCCGCTACGCGCTGAACATCAGCTACATCGACCACCTGAGCGGCGAATCGGACGAGCTGGAAGTGGAGCTGGAAGACAGCGATGGCCGCTGGCTGAACGGCTGGTATCCGGACAAGGGGGCCACGCTGGATTTCAAGCTGGGCTACCGCGGCGCGGCGCTGGCGGCGCTGGGCAGTTTCGACATCGACGAGGTGGAATACAGCGCGCCGCCGTCCGTGGTCCGCATCCGCGCGCTGGCCACCGGGGTGCAGCATCCGCTGCGCACTCGCCAGGGCCAGGCCTACGACAAGCTCACGCTGCAGGACCTGGCGCAGCGCATCGCCCGCCGCAACGGCATGACGCTGCAGGGCAAGATCGACGGCGTGGACATCGACCAGCTCACCCAATACCACGAAACCGATCTGGCTTTCCTGCAGCGGATGGCCAGCCACTACGGTTACATCTGCAAGGTGATCGACAACAACCGCAAGCTGGTGTTCTGGAAGCGCGGCGACCTGATCGATTCCGCCAGCGTGAAGCGCTTCACCCCGGCCGACCTGATCAGCTGGCGCGCGCGCGATCAGTTGTCGCAAGTGCCCAGCGCGGTGGAGGTGAGCTACCACGATCCGAACAAGCGCGCGCTGCAGACGGCGCGGGCCGCGGCGGACGCGCCCGCGCCCGGAGGCAAGGCCAGCAGCGCCGATGTGGTGAAGCTGACGCGCAAGTCCGGCGGCAAGCTGCAGGCCGAGCTGCAGGCCAAGGCGGAGATGGAGAAGCGCCAGCTGGCGCGCACCTCCATGTTCATCACCGTGGACGGCGCGCCGCAGCTGGCCGCCGGCCGCAATGTGGACCTGGCTGGCTTCGGCAAGCTGTCCGGCCGCTATTTGATCGAGCAAGCTCGTCACCGGCTGTCGCGGCAGGAGGGCTATTTGTGTGAACTGGAACTGAAGCGGGCGGCACCCGCTGACAAGGGGGCGGCATGAACGACGTATCGTTGCCCGACGCGCTGGCGACATTGAAGTTCGGCAGCGTGGCGGAGCAAGACCCGGACACTCATCGGGTGCGGGTGCGGCTGCCGGAACTGGGCCAGCTGCTGACCGTCTGGCTGCCGGTGTTGAGCCGCAAGAGCCTGAAAGACAAGGACTACTGGCTGCCGGATATCGGCGAGCAGGTGGCGGTGCTGCTGGACGCGCGCGGCGAGGACGGCGTGGTGCTGGGGGCCATCTATTCCGAGCAGGACGCGGTGCCGGTGAAAAGCGCCGACAAATGGCAGCGCCGCTTCAGCGACGGCGCGGTGCTGGAGTATGACCGCAAGGACAGCCAGCTGACGGTCAGCGGGGCGGTGAAGCATGTGCTGGTGCAAACCCAGGCCGACATCACGCTGAAGACCCAGAACACGCTGACCGGCGACGCTGGCGACGCCGTGCTGATCAAGGGCGGCAACACCATCACGCTGCAGGCCGGCGGCAAGGTCAGCATCAACGCGCCGGCCACCGAGATCAGCGGCACGCTGACCGTGAAGGGCGCGATCACCGGCCAGGGCGGCATGGCGGTGTCCGGCGGCGGCGGGGCCACGGTGAGCGGCAGCGTCAGCGTCAGCGGCGATGTGATCGCCAGCGGCAAGAGCCTGGTGGGTCACAACCACATGGGCGCGCACGGCCCGACCAGCCCGCCGCTGTAAGCCGGAGCGGCATTGATTCCTTTCCTTCTCAATGGAAACCCTATGAGCAACGACTTTTTCACTCTCCTCACCGCCGTCGGCAAGAACAAGCTGGCGGCAGCCTCCACCGGCGGCGCGCCGCTCAAGCTTACCCATATGGCGGTGGGCGACGGCGACAACGGCGGCTACTACACCCCCAGCGAAGCGCAAGCCGCGTTGAAGCATGAAGTGTGGCGCGCGCCGCTGAACAATCTGTCCACCGATGCGCAGAATCCCAACTGGATCATCGCCGAGCTGGTGATCCCGGACGAGGTGGGCGGCTTCACCATCCGCGAAGTGGGCGTGTTCGACGCCGCCGGCGCGCTGATCGCCGTCGGCAAATTTCCGGAAAGCTACAAGCCGGTGCTGGCCGACGGCGCCAACAAGCAGCTGTACGTGCGGCTGATCATGGAGGTATCCAACGCCGCGGCGGTGACGCTGCAGGTGGACCCCAGCGTGGTCCTCGCCACCCGCGCCACGGTAGACCAGCGCATCGCCGAGGAACTGGCCAAGCTGGACGGCAAGCCATCCGTGCGCGCCGCCACCACGGCCGCCATCGCGCTGGCCGGCCTGCAAACCGTGGACGGCGTGGCGCTGCAGCTGGGCGACCGGGTGCTGGTCAAGAACCAGGCCGCCGGCGCCGACAACGGCATCTACCTGGCCGGCGCGGGCAGCTGGGCGCGCGCCGCCGACGCCAACATCAGCCTGGAAGTGACGCCGGGCTTGTTCGTCGCGGTGGAGCAGGGGACGGTCAACGGCGGGGCGATTTGGCAGCTGTTGGACGCCGGCGCGCCGGTGGTATTGGGAGCGACGGCGCTGGCGTTCGAGCGAGTGTCCGGCCGCACCGGCGTGTCGGCCGGCAGCTACAACCGGGTAACGGTGGGGCCGCGCGGCGAGGTGCTGGGCGGCTCGCAACTGGTGGCCTTCGACCCGGCGCAGACTTTTCCGGTGCAGGCGTATCGGCGCAATGTGTTGATCAACGGTGGGTTTGACGTTTGGCAGCGCGGGGTGAGCCAGACGACAACCGGATACGGTTCCGCAGATCGCTGGCTGATGGATCTGGGTAGTGGCTTGTCTGGGGTGACGATGGCAAAGATGGATGCCAGCGTAGCGGATACCGAGGCGCTTGGCGGAGCGACTTCTTTCCTGCGTTTAGCCTTGACCAAGGCCCCCTCATCCAAGGTCCGGGAGTACTGCCAGATCAACCAGCGCGTAGAGAATTTGCGTCGCTTTTCCGGCAAGCAGCTGACGCTGAGCTTCTGGGCTAGGGCCGATAAGCCTTGCTCCATCCTGGCTTATGTCGAGCAGTGGTTCAGCGCGCCTTATGTCGAGGCGCTCAAAAACCGGGCGTTGAATAGCGCCGCGGCAAATCTGAGCAGTGCCTGGCAACGTTTCAGTTTCACATTCACCTCGCCCAGTTTGCAGGGGCGTGCCATCGGTAGCCAAGGCGATGATTGCCTGAGCGTGTTTATCGGTCTTTCGTATAGCGATGCGCTTCCTGAGTTGAATGCCATTGCCACCGCGCAAACCGGCGTGTTCGACATCGCCCAGGTGCAGTTGGAGGAAGGGCCGGTCGCGACGCAGTATGAGCGCCGCTCGCCGGGAGAGGAGCTGGCACTGTGTCAACGTTATTTCGAGACTGGAAGTGCGGTGGCTCGGTATGTCGGAGTAAATGACAATATGGGGTGGGTGACTTTCCATCAGACCAAAAGGGCAAAACCGGCCATCACATTCTTCAACCCTTTCACAAGCAAGGCTGGAGAAGCACAAACCTACAACGCATCTCTCTGGCCCAATATAGCCTCTGGGCCCGGCTTGACGGTTGGTTGTGCCTACAACTATGCGCCTGGGGATAATTGGACCGATGGTTTTACTTGGGGAAACATTGCGTACGTACCTCCACAGGCTGATGATGCCATTTTGCAAGCACGCTGGACCGCCGACGCCGAACTGTAAACGGAGAACACGACCATGTATCGATTGACCGATCAAGCGGACGTGATTGTCCGCATCGCCGACGGCGCGCACATTCCGCGCGGGCACCGCTTCTGGGATGAGTACGAAGCCTGGCTGGCCCAGGGCAACGCGCCGCAGCCCAAAGAAAGCTTGGACGAATTGCAGCAGCGGCTGCTGTTCAGCCTGGACGCCTCCGCCGACGCCGCCAGCCAGACTTACGCCGGCAACGAGCTGCGCGCCCTGGAGTACCAACGCGCCGCCGCGGAGGCCCAGGCGTACCAGGACGCCGGCTACAAGGGCAACGTGCCGGCCAGTGTGCAGGCCTGGGCCGACGCTAAGGGCTTAAGCGGCAAGGACGCGGCCGATGGCATCCTGGCCAAGGCCATGGCGGCGGAACAGGCTCTGGCGGCCATCCGCGCCATCCGGCTGAAAGCCAAGGAGGCGGTGCGCAACGCGACGAGTCTGGATGCAGTCCAGACCGCGGCAGACAGCGCGCTGGCCGCTTTGCAGGCGCTGGCGGCGGGCGCTCCTGCTGGCGCCATCCCCGCTGAAGCTGCGGCCAAAACCAGCCTGTGGCGCTCACCGCTGAAGCTGTTCTCTCGCTGATCCACAGGGCGCGCATCGCGCCTTTCCTCCCTCGCCGGCGTGAGCCGCCGCTTTATGGCCAGGCCGGCGCTTGCAGAGTCCTCCCATGACCGACACCACCCCCAACATCCTGGCGGGCGACGGCCGGCTGTCGCCGCTGGCCGAGCTGAGCCGGCGCTTCCAGCAGATCGCGCTGCCGCCGTTTCTGGTTTACCTGATAGACAGCGTGCAGGCCGAGTGGCTGCCGGCGCTGGCTGAGCAGCTGCACGTGGCCGGCGACGAGGGCTGGTTGCTGGTGCGAACCGAGTCGCAACGGCGCGAGCTGATCAAGCAGGCCATCGCCTTGCATCGCAGCAAGGGCACGCGCTGGGCCTTGCGCCAGGTGCTGGCCACGCTGGGCGTGAACGGCAGGATCAGCGAATGGTTCGAGTACCAGGGCGAGCCATACCGCTTCCGCATCGACCTCGATCTGTCTGCCAACGGGTTGGCCGAGCCGACCTACCACGCGCTGCGGCGCATGCTGGGGCAGTACGGCAACGCCCGCTCGCAGCTGGAGGGCCTGAGCCTGCGCTTCTCCCGCCACGAGCCGCTGCCGGTGCTGGCCTCCACCGCCGCGGGCGGCGAGCTGGCCACGGTCTATCCCTACCGCGAGCGGCAGCTGAGCCAGCGGAGTGCCTGCCATCCGGCGACGGCGGCGGGGGCGATGGAACGGGCGACGGTCTATCCATTTCGCCAGACCGCGCTGAGTGGCCAGATCCCCTTGCGCTGGGCCGCCGGCCAGCTATGCCGCGAAACCGTCACCGTGCAGCCGCGCGGCTTCAATTCCTTTTCTAACGCCCTTTAAAAGCCTCCGCCGCGGCGGTTTGGCACCATGACGCCATGACACAGCTAACCGACATCTCATCCCTGCACTGGCAGCCGGCGCTTCAGCCCCGCGGCCAGACGCTCGCCGCCGACGCGCCGGACATTGTGGAGAACCTGGACGACATCCATCAGGCGCTGCGCATCATCCTGGGCACGCCCAAGGGCAGCGATCCGCTGCGGCCGGAGTTTGGCAGCGACCTGTTCCGCTACCTGGACTACCCGGCCGACCGCGCCCGGCCGCATGTGGTGCGCGAGGCGGTGGCGGCGATCAGCCATCCGCTGTACGGCGAGCCGCGCATCCAGCTGCAGCGGGTGCTGTTCAGCATCGATACCGACGGCAGCGCCCATCTGACCGCGCAGTGGAAGCTGGCCGACGGCGTGATCCGCGAGACCGAACTGCGGCTGTGACGGCCGGCCCCTACCAAGGATAACAACCATGACCCAGAGCACGACCGATCTTCCCAAGTTTATCGACGACGATCCGCAGCAGATCGTCAGCGAACTGATCACCGCCTACCAGAACAAGTCCGGCAAGACCGTGTATCCGGGCCAGGTGGAACGGCTGCTGATCGACCTGATCGCCTACCGCGAGAGCGTGACCCGCGCCGCTTTCAACGATGCCGGCCGGCAAAACCTGGTGGCCTTCGCTCGCGCGCCGATGCTGGATTATCTGGGCGAGCTGGTGGGGGTGGCCCGGCTGCCGGCGCAGCCGGCGCGCTGCAAAGTGCAGTTCAGCTTCATGCCGGATCGCAAACAGCAGGTGATCATTCCGGCGCAAACGCAGGTGGCGGGCCGTAGCGACTTCCGCTTCCAGACCGTGGCGCAGCAGGTGGTGGCGCCGGAGGCGTCCAGCGTGGTGCTGGACGTGGTGGCGCAGCTGCCGGGCCAGGCCGGCAACGGCTATCAGCCGGGTGAGATCAGCCAGCTGGTGGATGACCTGGGCGTGAAAGTGACGGTGGCCAATGTGGACGTCAGCGCCGGCGGCGCCGACGCCGAGGACGACGAGCGGCTGCGGCAGCGCATCCGGCTGGCGCCGGAATCGTTCAGCGTGGCCGGCAGCGCCGCCGCCTATCGCCACCACGCCCTGCGCGCCAATCAAAGCATCGTCGATGTCGCGGTGGTCAGCGCCAGCTCGCAATCGGCTGGCGTGCCGCCGGCCGATCAGGTGCCGCCGGGCGAGGTGCGGCTGTATCCGCTGGTGGCGGATGGCCTGCCCAGCGACGCCATCTTGAAGGCGGTGAACGATACCTGCAGCGCGGACCGCGTGCGCCCCTTGACCGACAAGGTAAGCGTGTTGAAGCCGGTGGAGTTCTCCTACCAGGTGGTGGCCATGCTCAAGCTGTATCCGGGCGTGGACGCGCAGCAGACCAAGCAACGGGCCAAGGACGCGCTGCTGGCGTATCAAAAGCAACAACAGGCCCAGCTGGGGCAGGACATCGTGCCGTCGCAGCTGATCGCCGTGCTGTCGGTGCCGGGCGTTTACCAGGTGGACCTGCGGCAGCCGACGGCCATCCAGCAGGTGCCGGCTCACGGCTGGGCGCACTGCGTCAACGGCGCGGACGGCATCAGCGTGGATCAGAAGGAGCAGGCCAATGGCTGACGCCGCCCTGGTCTCCAACGTGCTGGCCGGCGACGCGCGCTTTGCCGCGCTGGCCGAGCTGACCCGTCGTCTGGGCATGCCGCGCGCCGACGCCGATCCGGCCATGCAGGGCCGCTTCGACGCCGCCGAGCTGCTGGTGTACCTGGTGGACAGCGTCAAAGAGGAGCTGTTGCCGCAGCTGGCGCAGCAGTTTCACCTTGGCAACGACGAAGGGTGGCTGCTGGCCCGCAACCCGCGGCAGCGCCGCGAGCTGATCAAGCGCGCCATTGAGCTGCACCGTTACAAGGGCACGCGCTGGGCGATGAGTGAAGTATTCCGGGTGCTGGGAGTGCAGGTGGAACTGACCGAGTGGTGGCAGAAGAAGCCCACCGCCCAGGCCCACACCTTCGACCTCACTGCCTGGGTCAACGACAACCTGATGCCGGGCGAACCGGTGCTGAACGCCGAGCTGTACCGCCGCCTGCGGCGCATGGTGGATCTGACGAAGCCGGCGCGCAGCGCTTACCGCTTCCGTCTGGGCGCCGCGTTCGACCAACCGTTGCGACTGGCCAGCGCTTTGCAGGGCCGGGCGCTGCGGCGGGTGGAAGCCGCCTGCGAGCCGCCGCCGGCTAAACCGCTTTTCGCAACGCTGCGCCTGGCCGGGGCCATCCAGCCGCTGGCCGTGGTGCGCGCCAATATGGAGGTAAACCGATGAGCAGCACCCCGCTGATCCCCATCATTCTGGATAGCGGCCTAAAGGCCATCCAACTGGCCAGCCAGGACGGCGTCCAGCTGCGGATCACCCACGTCGCCCTTGGCGACGCCGGCTACGCGCCCAGCGCCGGCCAGACCATGCTCAAGCGCGAGCGCGCCCGCTACCCGATCGCCGACGGCAGGAGCGAAGGCCCGCGCCAGCTGCACCTGACCGCGCTGGCCGACGACGACAAGGAGTTCTGGATACGCGAGGTGGCCTTCATTCTGGAAGGCGGCCAGCCGCTGGCCATCTGGTCCCATCGCACCCAGGCCCTGGCTTACAAGCAGGCCGGCATGCAGCTGCTGCTGGCCTACGACCTGGCGCTGTCCGGCGTGCCGGCCGACTGCGTGACCGTGCAGTCCACCGGGGCGGGTCTGAATCTGAGCTTGGCGGGCGAGCTGGCGGCCTTGGCCAGCGCGCAGATCGACGAAGCCGGCCGCGGCGTGGCGCGGGACGATCAGCTGCAAGCGCAGGACCGGCAACAGCAAGTGTTCAACCGCCAGTTGGATCTGCTGCAACAGCAGCTGTCCCGGATGGAGGCCCAGCAACAGGCCGCGCGCCTGGAGTGGCAGGAATGGATGGCGGCTGTCGCCGCCGCGCAGATCGACGAATCCAGGCGCGGAGTGGCCCGTGACGACTGGCTGCGCAGCCAGGAGCAGACCCAGGCCATCTTGCAGCGCAAGCTGGCGCTGCAGGCAGGCTGAATACCAATACATAAAAATGGCGAGCCGAATATGGATGGAGTTTCGCCGGCATCGCCAGGATAAAGCACCGTTTTGATGTACCTAACCTCAGGGGATGACTATGAGTTTGGAAGGAAAGATTGCCGAGTTGGTGACGGCAGCTAATGGATTGATTTCTGTATTCAGTGGGAAGAAGAACGAAATTGATAAGGCGGTATCCGCAGCTGTAGTGGCTGTGCCTGAACTGAGGAAAAGGTGGTATGTGGATCAGGTGAATGGATCGGATAGTAATCCAGGAACAGAAAAACTTCCATTTGCGAATATTAAGAAGGCTGTTGATGCAACACCTGTAGGTGGAGTGGCAGTAATATTTCTGAAGAGCGATTGTGATCTAGCGGATCTGGTAGTTATAACTGGCAAGTGTATTCAAATTTATGGGATGCCTAGGAAGAAAAAGATAAAAGTTTCTTATTATGATGCTGTTCTTGCTGATCAGCCAAAAAGATACTTGTCTGGTTTTTTTCTAGATTATGGTAGTCAAATGATTTTGGAAGGGGTAGAGATTGTTTTGCCGTCTGGCGAAAAAGAAGATTCTGGTAAGACTAATACTCATTATACAAGCTTCATCAAGACATCTGGTTGGTCTTCCTCTCCTATTCTTGCAGTTTCCTTTGCTGATTGTAAATTCACCATTCCTGATAGCTTCAAAGGATGGCTGTTAGGTGGTCCTGGAGTGGTTTCTTTTACAATTTCTTCCGCAGAGGTAGAGGGGAAACTTCAAGGGCGATATGTTTATAATATCGCTGCGGGAAGTAAGTCAGTTGAGCAGATCAGAATCCTGACTAATGTAGAAATTCTGTAATTGGAGATGATATGAACAGTGTAAATTCTATGTATAATGGCATTCAATATATAAATTACGATTTTTTAGAACTGCCATTGATAGCAGCGATTCAGACAGCTTGTGAAATGATTGATAAGGCTGCGAATCAGGCACGTGCGCGTTATATTGATGATCCATTAAAGTTGGCTGAATATCAGTTGGCAGAGAAAGAGGCGTTAGAATATAGAGCGGTTAATTATCAGGGGGATGTTCCACCTACTGTGCTTTGCTGGGCTAGTGCAACTGGCTTGGATGGGGAGTCTGCCGCTAATGAAATATTGGAGAGAGCTGCACAGTGCGATGCAGCATTACAGACTATTCGTTCGATCAGGCACTCTTGCAAAGCTGTTATTCGACAGGCGACGAACCATCAGGCAGCATTAGAGGCCTTGGATGCAGCTGTGGCAGAATTGCTGAGCCAATTCCCTAGTAAGTAGACTTCTACAACCTGGATTGCCTAGGTGTTATTCTGGTTCCTAGGCAATCTACATCTAAAATCCCTCCAGTTTTATTTTCACCTGTTTTCCCCTCCAAACTCGTCTTGGCCTTCATGCTCTTAGCAATGAGTCAGAAGGTTGCATACTTCATTTTATTATTCCTATCTGGTTTTTCTCACGCATTTTCCTACTCTCTTCCTCTTACGTAGCTTTTCTGAATTCTCTCTTGGAGTGGTTCCTCCATGTCTCCCTCCCATGCTTCTGCGCCTGACGCGCTCGGCCAGTCCCTGTCTTCCCCGTCCTCCCAATTCCAGCATCAATTTCATTCCCAAGTACCCGTCCAACCCGAACCCACCAGCCTGAGCTTTCGCTTCCGTTCGCTGGCCGTGCTGCGCGTGGCTATGCACGCCCGCTGACTTCTATTCGGCAGCCGTTCCGCCACCATTCCTCCCTTCCCATTCGCGGACCGCGCAGGCGCTCCGTCCCACCTCTCATCCCCGTTCAAACACAAGGAGGTCTCCATGCATCTGCAACCCGGCCTTCGCCCGCGCCGGTCGTCGGCGGGCGGATATCCCCAGCCAGGGGGCGCGAGCGATGACTGACGCCGTTCCCTCCATCCTGGCGCGGGACGCGCGCTTCGGCCCGCTGGCCGAGCTGACCGAACGGCTGACCGACATCGATCTGACGCCCTTCCTGGTCAATCTGATCGATACCGTGCAGCCGGATTTGTTGCCCTTGCTGGCCGATCAATTCCACATCGGCGGCGAAGAGGGTTGGCAGCTGGCTGAGTCCGACGACGCCAAGCGCGCGCTGTTGCACAGCGCCAATGAGCTGCACCGCCACAAGGGCACGCCCTGGGCCATCCGCGAAGTGATCCGCCGCCTGGGCCTGGGCGAAGCCGTGTTGATCGAAGGCCTGGCCGGCCAGCGCCGCAATGGCGCCATCCGCCGCAACGGCTACTACGTGCACGGCGATCCCCGCACCTGGAACCAGTATCGGGTCCTGCTCGGCAAGCCCATCACCAACGACCAGGCCGCCCAGCTGCGCCGCATGCTGGCGCTGTACGCGCCGGCCCGCAGCGTGCTGGCCAGCCTGGAATACCAAGCCGTGGCTAACCGCCACAACGGCTCCATCCGCCGTAATTGTCAATTCAACCGAGGGAGCGCCTAATGGCCAATCTGCAAGAAAAACCCGCCTGGGAGGCGGGCATCTACCAACTGGAAACTTCCGATCCGGTGCTGGGCGGGCCGGACGGCATCGACAATCTGCAAGCCAAGCAGCTGGCCAACCGCACCGTGTTCCTGAAAAAGCAGGTCGATGATCTGGTTTCCGGCGCGCTGACGGCCGAGTACGCCGATCGCCTGAAAACCCCGCGCAACATCGCCATGACCGGAGACGGCAGCTGGAACGTGACTTTCGACGCCAGCGGCAATGCCAGCGCGGCGATGACCCTGAGCAATAGCGGGGTGACGGCCGGCAGCTACGGCCAGATGACGGTGGACGCCAAAGGCCGCGTCACCGCTGCCCGCGCTATCGTCCCGGATGACGTGCCGGCGCTGGACTGGAGCAAGATCGCGTCCGGCAAGCCGACCACGCTGGCGGGGTATGGCATTGCCGATGGCGCCAGCAAGAGCGATCTGCAGAGCGCGGTCAACGGGCTGGTAAGCAATGCGCCGGCCAACCTAAATACGCTGCAGGAACTGGCGGCATCGATCAATAACGATCCCAAGTACTCGGCGACGGTGGATGGCAAGCTGGCCGGCAAGGCCGACAAAACGGACTTGGCAAATGCCGGCATAGGCGGGCAGGCGAGGAACATCAATGCTGGCGCGCTTACCGACTTACGCCCCAATGGCTTCTATCACGCTCAAGCGGATGGCGGCAAAGGCGTGACTGGCGCGCCTGGCAATGGCGCTAATGGGGTGTTCAATGTCAATTTCCTGAGCGACAAATGGGGATCGCTGACTTACCGGCAGTGGGGCGGAGAAATCTATGAGGCCAGGTTGGAGAATGGCGCATGGAGCAGTTTTAACCGCCACTGGCATAGCGGCAATTTCAACCCAGATGGCAAGGCGGATAAAGCGACAACGCTGGCGGGATACGGCATTACCGATGGTGCAAGCAAGACAGATCTGAAAACTGCCATTGATGGCGTAGTGGCCGGCGCGCCGGGGGCGTTGAATACCTTGCAGGAATTGGCTACAGCTTTGGGCAATGATGCTAACTACGCTGCATCAATGACTAAGCTGTTGTCTGGTAAGGCCGATAAGGCTAGTACGTTGGCAGGGTATGGAATTACCGATGCGGCACCGATCGCACAGAGCATGGTGGCGAGAGGTGATGTTGATCAATCTCAGATTGATGCGGCTACTCAACCTGGCTTTCGGAGTGTGATGCATCCTGGATATTCTAGCTTGGTTATGACTATGGGTGCTGGGGGATCAGTCGGGCCTTTCCAGCTGGAAGCTTTTTATGCGGGGAATTTACGCTGGCGTAATCAGACCGATAGTCGGAGTTGGACCGATTGGAAAAATATATGGCATAGCGGTAATTTCAATCCAGATGGTAAAGCGGACAAGGCTACTACGTTGGCTGGCTATGGCATTGCAGATGGCATTACGGTGGACAGCATGCCTAGGAAAAATTTTTTACGGGACAGTGGGCGCTTCATTCCGGTAGATGCAGTTTACGATAATCCGATTACGGTAGCTTTCAGCAATCAATCTGCAATATTGCCGTTGACTAGCCCATCATATGCACAGAAAGTCACGATTGCCAATGTAGGGAAATTTATTCATGATAATACAAATAATGGTGGTAATGCTGGTGAGCTAAGTGCGCAAGTAAAAGATTTATTGGCGGCTTTCCCAACGCGCACGAATTATCGTTATGGCGCGGAGTTTTATATCGCGGAGCTTGGTTGCGGACCGCTAGTTTACAGCCCAAACACAATGAATGGTGTGAGAAGATGTGCGGCAGCAGCGTATAGTGCGCAAACGGAGGGGAACATCACCTTTATGTTGTGGCTACGCTGTATGAAAGGGTCTATTACCCTTAGTAGTGTAAGCCATAAAAATGGTGGCCCGGCAAATAATCCGATTGTCATGCCTGCCGATGGTTGGGTGCACTGTGCCGCTCTTATCAATTATGGTGGTGGTTATTCGATCGCACATATTTATGCTGAGGATAATTCAGTCTTCCAGGTGGCTATGCCGGCTGCCTTGTCTGGTAACCATCTAGGGTACGTGCACCAGGCACCAATTTCTTACTGA